TTAACTGTGTAAGCGAAACGACCAGCACCATAAAGACCATTTGTTGGGTTACCTTTATCTGCAGGATCAGTTACACCATATAATGAACCTGTTCCATAAACATCTCCTTCTGGTCCGAAGTTTAATTGTTTTGTTTGACCATATTGGAAATCTAAGAAGAAAACTAAACCTGAAGGTAAGTTCATTGGTTGAACTGACATGAATTCTTTAGTTGATAAAGAACCGAATACTTTACGTACTAATGGTAAAGCTACTCCAGCCCATTGCTCACCAGCACCTGCTGTAAATGTAGCACCACCTTGACCAGTTGCGTTAACCTCAGTTACTAATTGTTTAGCTTGGTTTTCCAAGATCATTGACATGTTATTTTTGTCAATTTCGTTGTTTAAACCTTCTAATAATCCCGTTTTTGACCATTTTCCAGCCATACGAGCTGCATCATCTTGTTGGTTTTTGAATGAACCAGCAGCGCTTTCTAATAATGAATTAATTGTTGACATTTGTTGTTTTTTGTTTTAAAATTGTTTGTTAAATAATACCTGCCAATTTTTGCATTCTTTTAAATGCTTCATTTGACTCGATAATTGGTTTTTTAGTTTCTGGAGTGAAAGTTGATTTTGATGCACTTCCTACAGTTGATTTTCTTACTGGTGATTTAACTATTAAACCTTCGTTTAATGTTTCATATACTAACTCTACATCTTTAACTGACTCTGCTTTATCAAATGAACTCAAAACTTTTACTTTCTGACTTTCATTTAAATTTTTAGATCTGAATATTTTATTTGTGTAAAGTAATTTTGCATTTAACACATTTATTTCATTCAAGTCATTTCTTAATGTATTGATAGTAGAATGAGCTTCTGCTAATTCAGCACGTATTTCATCTAACTCACTGTTATCTACATCTTCTTCTTCCTCTTCCTCAATTTCTCTTAACATTTCTGCTAAGTCTAAATCAGATTCTTCTTCATCTTCCAAGTCTAAGTCTAGATCTAATTCTTCTTCACCTTCTTCAGATTCTTCATCTTTCATTTGGGCAAGTTGTGGGAATTCTTCTAACATAATATCTTCAATCATCTTAGCAAGATCTTCTTCTGTCATGTCTTCGATATTCAATGGAGTTTCGTCTTCATCTTCTTCAGTTTCTTCTGACTCTTCATCATCTTCAACTTCGATTTCTTCTTCCTCTACTTCATTTAATTCTTCTGACTCTTCAGATTCGATTTCTGCTAATAACTCATCAAGATCTAACTCTTCAGTTACTTCAGTTTCTTCTAATTCATCTAACTCTTCTTCAAGATCCATATCTTCCATTTCATCTATAGATTCGATTTCTTCAACATTTTCTGTTTCTTCAATCTCTTCTTCTTCCATTTCTCTTAATTTAGCAGAGAACATAGATTTGATTTGTGGTGTGAATGTTTCTTCTAGAGCTAGCTTTGCATTTTCTATTGCCATGTTTTTAACGGCTTTAGCTTCTGCGATTGCTCCTGCGAACAGGTCTCTGTTTGTTGACATTTTTTCCTAAATTTTTGTTGGGAAAGTACGCTTATTGGAAACGTAATATAAATTTATTAATTGGATACCACATAAGATCTGGCGATCGTGGTATATTCGGAGTATACGTATGTGTAGGGGTAGGCAAAGTCGCAGAGACAAAAAAAGCCTCTAAAAAGAGGCTAATTTGTGTGAGAAATATATGAAGACTAAATTATATTATAGGACAAGATCCTTTAGAACAAAGGATTTCTGTTACTAAAGAGTTAACCTTATTATAATTATTTATTTCTGTAAATCGAGAATTTGCAACAGATTCATTCAATCCTTCTCTCTTAAACCATGACTCTGGATTGGAAGGATTTGACACGAAGTCAAAAGTAAGTAAATCGAAGTCATCTTGTACTTCCATAATTTCACCTACTTGTTTTAATGAACCCATACCTCTAGATGAGATACCAATGTTTAAACCATTTTTAACTAATGCACCTGCTATTCTACCACTTGAAGTACCTAGCTCTCCCATATCGCAGAATATTTCAACTTGACCCATTATTTTATCTCCATCCCACCATACTTTTCTTATAGCATGTGATGCGTTTTTTAGGTTGATAATTTGTGAGTCGGGATGATCTAACTCACCACATGACTCAGTTGAGCGCTCGTTGATTTTGGCGTTAAATTTGTTTATTTCACGCTCCCATAATTCACGTGGGTAGTAACGACCATTTCCGTTTTTTACTTCAACAGTAGCTAATATACCTTCAACAAAAATATTACCACCTCTCTCCTGCCCTTCTACTAAGCGGACAGGAGATGGAGTAAATATTTTAGTTTCTATTAATAATTGTTTAGTCATTTTGAATAATTTGAATTTTAGTAATCTAAACCTTCAAAACCACCTTGAATGTCTAATCTTAACATATCATCAAATTCAGGGTAATCTTGTAATATTTGATCTAAATCTTCACCTTCATGGTATCTATCTTCAGCATCTTGTTTAGCTGCTAAGTATTCTTCTGATGGTTCATCTTCATTTTCATCAATAACTTCTTTAGCTTTACCTTTAGTTGTTTTTTCTAGCTTAGCTATTGCTTTTTCTAAAGTTTTGATTTCTTTTTGTAATGCTTTAATTTTTTTACCATCGGTTAACCCTTTTAAATCTTCATTACTTTCAATCATGTCTAATTGTGATTGACGTTTTTCAACTTCAGCTTTTAACTTTTCTAATTTAGCCATTTTAACCTCATCTAAAGACTCATTTTCAATTTCTTTTAGACGTTTTGGTAAGTTTTCGTTTAATGATATTTTAGATAATTCTTCTTTGATAATACCTTTAATTACATTACGTATTTTAGATTCGTTGATTGACATGTCTTCTATATTTAATCCTCTTCGATTAATTTCTTTTCTTAGTAATTCTTGTTGAATAGATGATGGGGATTTAGGGGTAATATTGGATGGTTTATTTTTGAATAAGCTTAACAAGACATTATCACTATAATCCCTTATACGATGTTGGGTTTCTTTTGCAGATTCATGTTTCCCCCAAAACCAATTAAACATTTTAGAAGTATTAGATTTAATTTCATTCAATGTTTGATTTTCGTTTAAATCAAGTTTTGAATAGAATGTTCTATCTTTTTGGAGATTTTTTATTACTATGTCTTTAATATCACTCATTGTTTTATCAGCATTTTCTGGTTTGGAATTCTCAAACCATATCCAATCAAATAATTCATCATTATCCTTCCATGGAGTTTGTTGATTTTCGTTTAAATCACCATATCCACTAGCTTTATGTTTACCTTTAGCTTCTTTTGGCTCACCTAATCCTGGATGTTCAGTTGTGTATCCTAATCCTTTTTCTCCGAATTGTCCATCTTTAGTGTAGAAAATTGGATCTTTAGCTAAGTTTTTTAAAACAATTTCTTTTAATTCTTCCATTGTTTTTTCTGCATTCTTTGGGTCTTTCATCTCCGCGTAATATCCAGTCATTAATTGATCAAATATTACATTATTCGGATCTTTCATATCCTTATTATCATATGCGTGTTTTTGTGTTTCTTCCACGTCTTTAGATGTAGTTTTAGCTTCTGCTTTGTCAGTTGCTTCTTTCTTTTTTGCTTCTTTTAAGAAATTTTCGAATGCACTTTCGAATGGTTGTTTTTTAGTAGCAGGTATTTGATTAATAGCTTGCATACCAACAATATTTTCAGATATAATGTTTTTATCTTTTAATATCTTAGATGCTAACTCAAAGTTTGCAGATTGAGGTACTATATTAGGAAAATTACGTTTTACTTCTGTTAAGAAAACACCTTTGTGTCCATTTCCTTCTTTAATTTTTAAATACTGATCCTGTAGTGTTTTATTCATTTTGTTTCTGTTAAAAGTGTTTCTATATTTTTTAAGTAACTTAAAATCATTTCTGTTGATTTTATTATGTCGTAAGAACCTGGATTTTCATTGTAAAATTTAATAGTGTCATTTTTTGCATTTGATACAATAGGGCCTAATTTATTTAGGTATGTTTCTATATCATCAAATGCTGCTATTCTTTCTTGTTGGAATGGAGATAATTCGTCTTCGAATAGTCTAATAGTTTCTAATTTCGAACTATCTATTGTATCGGGAACCATCTTATATCCGACTTTAAAATAAGGTTTGAGTTTTTTTGACTTACCCTTTTTGCCTTTAAAGGCGTTTGGGGTAGCGTAATTCATTCCTTCTCCTGGAGTGAAAGAAGCTCCACCTTGTCCGAGTGAGCTTATTTCTTTTAATTTGGATTGGATTATTTTTCTAATTTTATCCATTAGCTTTCTTTAATTCTTCTACCAATTCATAATACTGAAGTAAATCGATCATATTATCATCTTTAATTCTAGTATTTTTATCGGGTATATTAATCATTGATATTATTTCGTTAATTTTTATTTTAACGGTTTCATCTTTGGTTTTTGAATTTAATTCAGATAATGTTGTTTTAATCTTAGTCACATTATCGTTGTAAAATTCTTTAAG